TCATTTTCCACATCAACCGCATGCGTGGACAACTTACTTTAGTCAACATATCTCTGCAGTTGTTAATGCGTCTTATTCTTAATGATGCTACCATCCGTATTCGTCCTCCGGGTCTAATGGCATTATTTACCTACCTCTGGCAAGGTTTCCCTTGACCATTTTATTTTTGATTCACGACCACCTTCAATATTTAGTCGTGTCTGTTCTATGGGTAACATAACGTAGCCGTTATGTGTTGTAACTTTCATACCCATGTGCATAAACTCTTCCTCGCACATCGGACAATCCATTTCAGTGGTTTTGTCAAACACCCCAGCAACTACTGGTAATATGCGAATATAGCCGTTGCCGTCACAGCGTGGGCAAATTGTCTCAACTAGCTTTGGCACGTTTTTTGCTTTTAAGTTCTTTAGATAATAGAAACTCTATTACCTTCTGAATACTGACCGGCACTTCAAATCGTGATTTAGCCAACGATTCCAATTGTTTATGTGTGCTTGTCGACACAGAAACTGATTTAAATCTACTTGTATCTGGCATTTTTTTTTCTCCTTGTTTGTGTTATACTATGGGATAATATAGTCATTTTATTTTATTTGACAAGTATTTATAATAATATATTTTAAAATAATCTTCTCACCTTCATATGCCGGGTGTTCTAACCTTTCTACACCCGGCATTATATATACAATACTTTAACATCTAAATTTTTTGCTGATTTATTTTTGGTTCTATTTATCATAGTCATTTTACCTTTTTGCATTCGATAACTTTTCATCTTGACATCATATAAATCCACGGTCCCCGTAGCACTATTCACGACAATAAGGTCTACCGGACCCTTACCACCTAAATCGTAATAGACATGTGTATTGGGCTCTCCTAGAAAATCAACAGCCGCCAACAGTTCAGCACGAATACCTTTTTGTTGTTTGCTTGGTTCCATTATTTTATGTCGCCCCAATTTTTGCCCTCTTCATAATCAATTTTATTAGGCACCGCTAATGTTTTTGCCTGCTCCATAATTTCTGTAATTTGCTGAATTTGTTTTTTGTCGTAGACAGAAAAATCTAGTTCGTCGTGTATCTGTATATGTGGCACAAAGTTTTCTTTGTATAGTTCTACCATTGCAATCTTAGTCATGTCCGCTGCACTACCTTGTATTAGTTTGTTTAATGCTTTGTAGGTAAACGCACGTTTCATCATACCTAACCCGTATTGTGCTTTAGCATCATCAAAACTTAATGGTTTATTGACCCCAAACTCATACGACTCCCACATATCAAAATGACACAACCGACCGCCAATAGTTCTTATTTTACCTCTGTCTTCTGCTCTGCGTGTCGCTGCATCAGATAACATTTTTACAAACGGTGTTCTTTGATGATAGGTTTTTAATAACTGTTCAGCTTCCTCAACCATCAAACCTAGCTCGCCCATAAGTTTATTTTTACCCATGCCGTACATAATACCAAGATTAATTATCTTGGCTTGTTTACGATCAATCCCAGCCATGTCTGCAATCATTTGATGAAAATCAGCATCACCTTCGTGATAAGAATTAATAATTGTTTCTAGTCCTTCCATCTTCATTACTTCTGCAAAGTGTACTAAAATCCGCGGTTCTTGTTGCGAGTAGTCAAAGCAACCCCACTTAGCTCCCTCTTCCGGAATAAATAATCCACGAATCAACGGTCCGATATCCTTGTTGCGTGCTGGTATCTGCTGTAGGTTGGGGTTACTATAACTAAAACGACCGGTTACAGTCCCCCCGTCGT